AAGAACTAACTTTGCTCTCATATTATTAGGTACTGTATATAAATCTGCTGCTGATGATGCTAGTGATTCTACAAAGACTGTTCTAGCTTTCATACCACACTAACTCCTCTGGGTGTTTGTTACCATCTAAAGTTACTGCATCTTGTAAAGCATTAGTAGCTCTAGCATAAGCACTAACAGGGTTGATACCACCATCTTCACCACGCTCCTCTACTGCCATTGCATAAGCTAATAGCTCTACTGGTTTAGTTGGTACAGTTAATGTATCAGCATCATTTACTAAATCGTCTGACCTAAGTACACAGTTAAATCTAATTGTGTATGCTTTGTCTGGTATAGGATATAGGTCTACTTGTGTATCACCATCAGCACTAACTCCGTTAAACGAATAGTAATAAGGTGAGCCTGTTGCTACATCATTACTTAAAAAGAATTTATTAAAATCGTGTGCTGCTTTGTAATCTAAGAAAAAGTTATCTGTTACATTTGTTGCATCTAATACTGTTAAGGCATTTAAAGAACCATTTAGTTCATAGTTAAAAATACCACTGGTTGTAGTAGCACTTAATGTAGTTCTTAATGCACTCCAGTTCCAAGCATTTTCTACTGATTCTTTTGCATCATTAACAAGTACAGCTATCAAACTAGAGTAAGAAGATTCGTTGACTGTTGATACAGTACGCTCTCTTAATCGTTTTAAAATGTTATTAACTATATCTAAGTAAGTCATATCTTGTATCCTAATTAAACCATTTAGAGAATAAAGTGCTACCGATACCACCTAATCCCATTGCTATAAATATAGCTCCAGCAAACATTCCCTTTCCTTTAGCCATTTGTTTTTCTAATTCATTTACTCGTTCAGATAACATAGTGCAAGTTTTATTCATTTCACTTATTTCATTATTAAGCTGAGTAACTACTGCTACTAACTGTCCTGCTTCGTAATCTGTCATGTTAGACATAAGTATTCCTTAATCGTCTGTACTGTCATAAAATACAGTAATAATAGCTCCCTCAGTTCCTGCTGTAACAGTATAACTATCAGAGTTAATTGTTGTCATTGCAAATTTATCAAGGTTAGTTAATGAACCTAAACTACAAAATATAAAATGTCCGTTATTGTCAATAAAAGTTCTTTCTTCATTAGCTGATAGTTGTATAACATCTCCAGTATAATAAATTTCTTGTGAGTTGTTATTATGTAAACAATAGTATTTAGCTGTTTCAGAAGCACAAATTAAAAGACAACGACCTAAACTTAAATGACTTGGATTAGTTATCATCATTCGTTCAGCAACACCATAAGTATCAACAAGTGTCATGTCTTTTGCATAAACTGTAATACTACCCTCTGTACACCAGTTAATAGAACAAAGCCTATCTGTAGGTATTCTTGGATTAAAAGTATCACTTTGTTCTACTTCAGATTCCATAACGATTAACCCTGATTCTGGATTAAGATATACGCTATTTTGATTAAACATTTTTTATCCTATTTTATTTAACTAGCTTGAAAATAAGTAAACACACTATAAAAAGTTGCTGTAGATTTTGCTGAACTTTGAACTACTCTAGTTTGTGCATTTCTTGAATCTGTTGTATTACATTCACTATAAGCCATTAGTGTACTTGTATAATCGCTAGTTACAGGTTGGTTAATTGTAGTTGTAACCCCACTTGAGTTGCTAGTTAAAAGGCTAGAAGTAGGGTACGCAGGTCCGCCACCTGTGTGTGCAAGACCCCAAATAAAAACACCATCATCAGATACAGGGTTTGTAGTCATAGTTGAGGTTGTAGTTGCATTTGCAGGTGCAGAAGTTGTTGTTATAGAATTTTGATTTGGTGCTGTATTTACTGTATTAAGAGTAATAATTTGTTGAGTAAAAGTTCCACCACCACCACTAATAACTATATCTGCTGTAGTACCTGTTGGTACTTTTTTGTAAGCTATAAATATATTAGTGTTACGCAAAAGAGTCATTGCATCTCCACCTATCGTTATTGATGTTGGAGCAACTATTGCACTACCTTTTTCACCACCTTGTATTATTACCATACGATTAGTGTTTGCTGTACCTATAGAAACACCAGTAAAAGTTCCGTTTCCTCTTTCAACATTACCACCTTGTAAAGTTAAGTCTAAATCAACTGTATCAGAAGTTCCATAAAAATCTGCTGCTAGTTGAATCTCACCACTAGCTGGTGCATTACCCTTACTATAATATTCAGATAAACTTATAGGGTTAGTTCCCCCAAACTCTGTTTGTATATTAGCTAAACTAATTGCACCTGATGATTGTAATGCCATTAAATTGTTCCAAATGCTGTAACATCATCTACAGTAACAATTTCACCATCAGATGCAAATTTAACTTTAGCAGTGCCATTGTAACTAAATACTAAATTACTACCACTAAGAGCAATAGACCAACCAGAAGCTCCAAAATCAACAGAGTTTCCATTGGTGTCTAAGTCACCACCTAGTTGTGGGGTCGTATCGTCAACTACATCTTGTAATGCACTATCAGCTAACGTGCCTTGTGCTGCTGTAGCGTAGGCTGTACTTGCTGTAGTTGCAGCAGTTCCTAATCCTAGTGTAGTTCTAGCTGTACTTGCGTCTGCATCATCTATTAGTGTACCACCAAATGTAGATACTGCTGACGCTGCTAAAGCATTATCTGCTGTAGTTCCCTGTGCTGCTGTTGCGTAATCTGTTGTGTCAAATGCTTTTACTTGTGCTAAGTTAGTTACTTCAGAATCCATTAAAGCACCAGCAGAAGTTACATTAGTTGTATCAGTTACATCTGCGGAAGCTTCTATACCATCTAGTTTACTTTCGTCAGCAGTTAAAAAAGATGCTGTAGTGTTTGCTAATACTGAGCTATAGCCTTGAACATCAGTGCCAATAGTTAAACCAAGATTATCCCTAGCTGTACTAGCATTAGCTAGGTCTGATAAGTTGTTTGCTTTGAGTGCTGCTGTTGATAGTTCTGCTGCCGCTGCTGTTGCAGAGTTGGCTGCATTTGTAGCACTTGTAGCTGCGTTTGTTTCGCTTGTACTTGCTGCACTAGCAGAGTTACTAGCGTTGGTTGCTTGTGTTGAAGCTGTGCTTGCTGAAGTAGCTGCATTAGTAGCAGATGTACTAGCTTCAGAAGCCTTAGTTGTTGCTGTTGTAGCAGATGTAGCTGCATTAGTTGCTGATGTAGCTGCCTCACTAGCTTTAGTAGTAGCTGTAGAAGCACTGCTTGCTGCATTTGTTTCAGCAGTTTCTGCATTAGTTTCTGCTGTTTCAGCATTTGTTTCTGAGGTTGCCGCTGCCGTAGCTGAACTTGCTGCTGCGGTAGCTGAATTAGAAGCGTTAGTCGCTTGTGTACTTGCAGTAGATGCAGATGTACTTGCATTACTTGCAGAAGTAGAAGCACCAGAAGCAGAAGATGCTGCTGCTGTTGCTGAGTTACTTGCATTAGTTTCTGATGTGCTAGCGTTACTAGCTGATGTACTGGCTGAAGTTGCACTTGATGCTGCTTCTGATGCAGATGTTGATGCTTCATTAGCTTTTTCTGTAACAGAGTTAATTGTTACATCAGTGTTTGCATCACCTGCTCCACCATCACCACGAAATATTGCCATCTTGTACCCACTATATAATATTAAATAAAAAGCAGCCCCCGAAGGGGCTACCCATCTATCTTAGTTCCTAGTTTTTAGGTACAGAGATAACTAGACCACTTTCAGGTCTAACTGTTTTAACACCATATAGAGTGTCAGCAGTCATCAAATCACCCAAATACTCTTGCTTGTATTGAGTTTGTGTACGAACACCGATTTGTTCTGCTAGTACCATTGCATCTTTCTGAGCCATGATAGCACCAATAGTATCAACAGCAGATGCTGAGTTGTCAGCAGCAGTTTCAACTACAGGTAGGTTGTTAGACACATAAATGTCAACACCATAAAGGCTACCGATTTGACCATTTACAACACCTCTGTTATCTACGAAGTCAGAAGATTGATAGCGATCAATGCCCATGATAGTAGTACGAACACTTGGTGGGATAACTAAGAATCTTCCGTCCATAGGAACATCATTATCGTCAAGTTGTTGTACTGCTTCTCTGAAAGCTAAGTCAGTAAACAAGTCAGTTGCAGCTACAGTATCAACTGCATAAGCAGCCAATCCATTAGCAGCATCAATGTAAAAACTGTTAGAGTGAACAAAGTCAGAACCTGACCCATTGTCATCTCCAAAAGTTTTAGCTAACAAGCCTATGTCAGAATCTAATTGTGTTGCTAAAGCATATCCAGCATCTTCAGTGTAGAAACTACGAAGTGAAGGTTGTGCTTGAACATCAACAATATCTTCAATTAAGCGTGAGTATTCAAAGTGCTTGTTAATTGCTACTTGTACTTCGCCTTCAGTAGCTGCAATCAGAGTTACCTCTGTGTTAGCTGCTTTAGCAGAAGCAGAGCCACGAGTAGGTTTAGGGATATGAATTGTATCTCCCTTTTTTCCACTGTGATTCATTTTGTTAATTAAGTTCGCGAGAACCAAATTTTTCTTATAGCCAGCGATGATCTCATCAGACCAAATCTCTGGTATAAAAGTAGCCGCTGTAGTAGTGGTTACTTGATTAGTACCTAATCCCATTTTACTATTCCTTTNNTCAGTCTTTTCGACCACTCCCTTGATTTCTTTCCAATTAGAAAGAAGTTCATCAGCAGCATTAAAATCGTATTTATCAGCTCTTTGAAATAACTCAGTACGAACAGCAGATGATTTAATCCAATCTACAAAGTTTTGGTTTTTAATAATCTCTTCATAGTCTGGGTGTTTCTCACCAATTTGTTTTAGAATTGTTTGCTGTTGTTGCTTAGCAAGCATTTCTTTCATCTGAACTATTGTTTCGCTGTTTTCTACAGCCTTACTAACAGAACCTTTAGGATCATCATAAAAATCTAATTCTAGTTCTTCTTCTTTTTTGGGGCTTTTGGCATCTTCATTAAGTTTAGCCTTGAGCAAGTCATCAACTGATTTACGAAGGTCGCCTACTTCTGAACTTTGTTTACCCAGTAGCTTTTCAGCTTCCTGGTGCATACGAACAATATCTTCCAGCGATTTATCTTTGTACTTATCTGGTATATCAGATGTTGTTTCTTTTGCTTCTGTTTCAGTTTCGTTAGCTTTCTGTTCTGGTTCCTCTTTGGGTTTTTCCATTTCTTCAGAAAGTGATACAAGTTCTTCGTTTTCTTCTAAATTAACTTCTTGGTTGTCAAGGGTATTTATTGTTCTAGCCATTTAATGATTCTCCGTACCATAAGGTATTATGGAATTAAGTTATACTTGAGCAGCCTTCTCATGTTCTTTCGCCCATCTGTCAGTATGAATACTTAACTTTAAACGAACAGGAGAGATTAGCCGCTTGCTTGGTTCACCACAAACAGAACATATTGCTTCCTTTACATCAGGTTTGACAAGTAGTTCTTCGGTGTGTTTATTTACACAAGAAAAGTCATATAGTCTGTACATAATATTTCTTATTGCAAATTAGTTGATTGGTAAGATTGATCTTCTTCGTTGCTATCAAAAGCATTGGTTACAGAGTCTTTCCAATTTAAAATTTGATTTAACATACTCAATTTGCCTTGAACTAAATGTAGTTCTTTAGCATTTTCTACACTTAATAAATCTATTGAGTCTGCTGTTTCCTCTAATTCTTCTATTAGTTGTTTCCAACCAGGGTGTTGAAAGAGAGAAAAATAATTGTCAAAATAATCTTGTAATTCTTTATCCATCTTGGAGAACTCCTTGTGTCCGATTATATCATTTTTAGCTTAAAATGTCAAGCACTATTTTTTTAGGTTTGTCAAGCATTATTTTTATTTTCTTGCATTTGTAACCTAACAATATTTTCTTTAGTATCTAACTCAGCTTCTTTAAGCTCTAGTTTTGCATACTCAACTAACTTATCAAACTCAGTTTTATCTTTTGGTTGAGCAGAAGCCAAAGCAGATATTCTTCTTGTTTCTTCTTCAATAGGAAGTAACTGTGTTTCAACATTGTTTTGTTGTATGCGAGATGCAATCTCTGCTGTTTCTGCTTTTAGTTTTTCTAAACTAGACATAGCAACTTCAAGCTCCATTTGTTGTCTAACTTGAGCTTCTTGTTGTTGCTGTGGATTAGGTTGATTAGCTTGTCTAAGAACTTGTATAATCTGTTCTCTGTTAGTCAAGCTCATGTTGCTAACTATAGATTCAATCAATAGTGGGTAAGCAGGTGACTCAGGTGACATAGTTTGTAACAACTGTACTAACTGAGTAACCTCATACTCACGAGCAACTACACCTAAAGAACTTGTAGCTACAAACTTGTAGTCTTTAACTGGATACAACTCAGGAGTAAACTGCATATATCTACAAGCAGCTTTCTCAATAAATGGTATTAAGAAATTTTCTTGGAAGTTTACTAAGGTACGCTTGTGTCGTTTAATAACAGCACCTAACCCCATAGAGATACCTGCTGCTGTACCTTCTCCATTAAGACCTGCTGGTACTCCATTAGAATCTATAGCACCAGTAGATTGTTGTACCATTTGTTGTAACTGTGCTGCTTGTGCAAAAGTAACCTGGTCAATAGCACCAAACTTAAATGGTTGTAAAACTTCTGCTGGATTACCATTAGTAAGAACAGTCTTACCAGGTCTAATATCTAACTTAGCACCTCTTGGCATACGACTAGCGTCTACTGCTAACATTGGGTGTACAGTAAGAGCAAGTGCATCAATCCTAGCACGAAGCTCTGCATCTAATGCTTTCTGTGAGTTGTAACCTTTTTCACATATACCACGACCCCAAAACTTAAAGGGTACTTTATCCCAAGAAAAAGCAATAACAGGTCTATCTTTTTTCATGTAAGGGTTCTTTTCAATCTTTAAGATTTCGCTTTCATTAGCAATAACCATAATGACTTCTGTGTAAGAACCTTCTTCCTCACTAAGATCAACCATGTCTTGTAGTTCTTCATTTTCATCTAGTTCTTGATTCTTTAATAAGTCTGTAGGTACTAAGCCATAGTATTTAGTTAAACGTACCATGTCATCATTGTGACCATAAACAATTTTACTAGCATCTTCTATCTCTGATTCAGATTGAACTCTACCAATCTCTACATCACGATAAATACCAGAGTCAATACCTTGTTGTACTTGATGGTGTGGAACCATTTTATCAACAGCTACACCTACAGCATCTTCTACATTGGTTGCTAGTGGGTCAATCAAAAAGTTTTGTGGCATAATTGGATCTAGCCTAACAATCATTCTTTCACGCTTGTTTACACTTACTGCTGTACTATTTCCTTGACTTG